TGGAATTCCAGAATCTTTTAAAAATTGTGAAATAGGATCATTTTTAGAACCTCTTACAGTTCTAATATAATAATCTGAATGCCACGGATGCATTCCTGAACTTACCCCGACCAATTGAGATACTGTGCCTGATGGTTTAACACAAGTTACTGCTGCTGAAGATGGAATCCCAATTTTCTCTGCTTCTTCAACATTTGTTTCAACTGCAAGCATGCGAAGTCTATCAAGTACTAAAGAAAGTTTTTCTGTTCCTTCTTGTCCTGAAAAAAATTTATGCCCAAATTGACCAGTTAAAGAAACTCCAAGTAACCGTTCTTCTTCTGTGTTATCTTTCCATATTTTGCGAATATATTTAAAATCTGTAAGTGTTGATTGCCATGTACCTAAAATAGATGCAAGACGAACTTTATTTGCAACATCTTCAACTGTATCTTTTTCACGAAGAACTACCTCTGAAAGATTACAAAATTGATATGGCCTTAAAATAATTTCAGAACATGGGTTAGTGCCATAATGTATATCAGCACTTCTTCTTCCATATTTTGCGGCTTGCGCTTGGGCTGCGGCAACATTATAAATTCCTCTTTCTCCTGATTTAGAATCATATAAAGATTTCCATTCTGCAATAAATTGAGCCATTTCTGGTTTGCGAGAATATGCGACTGAATTATTTGATAAAGATCTTTGAGAATTTTTTTCCCACCAATTGCCAGATTTTGCTGCTGCCATTTCAATATCATTTATATTTGAAAGAGATATCATTGCAGAGCGACGAACGCCACCAACAACTACAACTTCTCCAATCTTACACATAATGTCATGACATTCAATTGGTTTAAGGCTGCGACCAAGTGCTCCTTTAAATATTTGTACTGTAAAATCAAAAAGATTAACTAGCGGTTGTGGTCCAGATGATCTTCCGCCCATTGTTTTAAGACGTGCACCTGCAGGGCGGACTTTGCTAACATCAATTTGTGGAATTTGCCCTGCCCAAAGTAATCCTAAAAATTCACGATACGCTTTTGCCCAGCCTTCTTTTGAATCCCCAACAATAACTGTAGTAGAAGATTTTTCAAGCGTTTCAGGAAGGGGCGGGAGTTTATTGATGTACTTATACTCAACAGAAAATCCAACACCAGTTCCACACATTAAAATATACATAGATTCATCAAATGATCTAGCATTATCTACTGGAAGAAATGCACAATTATACCCAGAAACATTTTCTCTTTCTAATGCCACTCCTGCTGTCATTACAGAACGCATTGATGGCATCACATTACGATTAAAAACTGCATCACGCAATTCTGCGAGAATTTTATCATTAGGAACATACCCATGTTTTTCACGTAACTGTATAACCATAAACCTAAAGTATCGGTCTACTGTTTCACCCCAAGTTTCACGACGGTTTTCTTCTTCTAGCCAACGTGCGTAGCGAGAAAGTGCAATAAAATTTTCATATGGGTTTTTAATAGTGTTAGACATCGTACTCCTAGGTTTTTTAGATTAAGATCTTAAGTGTATCATACTGATTGTTTTAAAATCAAGATTTTATAAATTTTCATGTATTTCTTTTAACCTTTGAACTGCTGGTTTGGTAACTTTATTCCAATTATAATCTTTATGAATTAAAAATGCATTTTTGTAAGCTAAGTCACTATATTTATCATAGTTTTCAGCTACATCTTTTATGTAAAACATAATTTGTTCAAAATCAGATTTATACATATTGCCAGGGTGTATATCTGGCCAAGGGGAAGGAACCAATTCTGAATTTAAAGGCATAGTAATGTATCTTGAATAAGAAGCCCAATCTTCTGTGCAAATTGTTGGAATTCCTTTTGCCATTGCTTGAAGTGGATTTAAGCCAAAGCCTTCTCCCCAAGATGGGTAAACAAAAACATCGCATAAATCATATAAACCATTTATTTGTTCTGTTGTAAGCATTCCTTCAATAGTTTTAATATTTTTATAAAATGCTCCTGGAGACCCTTGAATTTTTCCAGTTATAGGGTCTGAAATTCTAGTCGTGTTCATTCTTGTACATTTTAATATTAATTCATAGTTTGGGTCGTCGCCAAAAATATTAATAAATGCTTCTACTACTCTTTGAGCATCTTTTCTAAAATACGGTTCTCCTATATGTAAAAATCTAAACGGGCGGGAAGGACTAATAGTTCTTTTCAAAGGCACCCAATTATCATTAATGCCATGTTCATAAACAAAAACTGGCTTTGAAGTAAAATTTTTTAAAACATCGGCACACCATGGAGAAGTTGTCCATAATTCATCTATGCCATTTATAAGATTTGGTTTCCATACATCTGGAATTGCAGTTGATTCCCATGGACTATATCCAATTTTATATTGTGCTTTGCCAAACCTATACATTTGTGGTTGAATGAAAGAAATTCCAATTTTAGCTTTTGGAGAACCAATAAGGCATTCTATTCCTTGTTTTTCAAATTCTTTCCATATTTGCCATGAAGCTTCTCCATAACCAACATTTCTGTCCATGTATTCTGGTGCACCCGTAAATGAAATTTTCACGATTTCCAATCTTTATTGATATATGTTTTTAGCCTATGGCAATTAGCACATAAGACTTGAAGGTTTTCCTCAGCATTGTTTCTATGATTTCCATCAATGTGGTCAATGTCCATTTGAGAAGGATGATCTGGAATAAATCCACACTTTTGACAATTTTTATCAATTTTTAATAAATTGTTTTTTTGTATCTTTCCTTTTTTGCAAGTTGAACAATATTTGCTGTATGTTCTTTTGCCAAGGTAATTAACTCCCTTTGATTCTTGTAGATTACCACAAGCACACAGTCCTTTTATATAACTACTCATAGATTTATTATACCCCCCATAAATAGCATTTGCAAATTAACTTTATATTATATGTATGTATATTATATTAATCTTACATTGATCATTTCCTGATTTAAAGATTTTGGCAAAGCTCCCCCTCCCCTCATTTTCAAAAAAAGAAAATTTGGGAAAAGAGTGCCTACCGAATCTAAATCTGGAAATATATTTCCTTCATTATGAGTTCCGTAAAAAGCCCCCACAAACCTTTTCCCAGTATAACACACTATTATTGCATGTGTCCACCAAGCGTAGACATTGACATCAATTTTAATACATGGTACGATTAAGTTCTACTCTTTACCCCAGGAGGTACATATGAATAATATGAACAAAGCAAGGATAAGAACAGTATGGACCATGATATGTGTAAGTATTCTCACATTGATGTTTGGATTAGATTCCGAATCGGCTCATGCGTTAACAGCACGAACTATATCGTACAGCAGCGATGTATTGTATATCAATAAATATATGAACTTAGTTAACATTAAGAATGCTATAAATATTGATATCAGTAAAAAGAAGAATATTGTTTATCGTGTAAATGATTTAACAGATGGTTCAACTTTTACAATGCCCTCATATAGCATAAAGCTAAATCTAAAACAAAGAGTAGACAACAGGGTAATAATTTCAAGACTAGCGAATGCAATCAAAAGCCAAGAAACTGGTGGAGTTGGAGCATATTATCGTAAGTCTTATTCCAGTAGTGCATGTGGAGCATTTCAATATATGAATGTGTCATGGAATAACTATATGGGCTATAAAAGTGCTTGTGATGCCCCAGAATGGGTACAAGATAAACGCATGATCGGTGAATTAAAAGCTTCTTATGCAAAGTACCAAGATTGGAGAAAGGCAGTTGCAGCACATTTATACCCAGCAAGAGCGGGTAATATTGGATCTTGGAACAAACCAGTTCCTGGAAATCCTACGGTATACCAATATGTCACATCTGTATTCAAGAAAGCAAACATAGCATACTGATGAGAATTCAAGTATTTTCTCAGTACTACAATCTAGCGCAGGCGGGAAAAGTAAAACCTCTCGCCTGCCCTAAACATAAAGATGATTATGGGTTTACAGACGTAATTTATTGGCTTAACCATAAAGACCAAGATGATAAAATTATGTTATACTGTACAGCATGTGGCTATGAACAAATTGCTGGGTTACAATTATATGAAAATATATTAAATAAAATTAAGGAAGTAGAAAATGGATAAATATACACCAATTGCAGGAGACTATTTTGTAGTTAAAACACACGGGCTTGCAGGAATGCTAATTAGAATTGGTACATTCTCAGAATGGAATCATGCTGGTATATATATTGGAGATGGGAAAATTATTGAGGCCCGTCCGCAGGGAGTAACAATTTCTGATCTTTCTAAATATGATAGATACCAAATTGCTTGGAATCAACACGAAAAATTTATTACCCCTTTTGAACAAAGACAAAGAATTGTAGAAAGAGCAAAAAGTTTTGTAGGAGATAGGTACGGCAAATGGTCAATATTTGTGCTGGGGATCAAATCGCTTGGGCTTAAAGTATTACCTAATTTAATTAAAAGAGCAGAAAAAGAAAATTCAGTAATTTGCTCACAATTAGTGGCATGGTCGTATTCTGTTGGCGGGGTTAAAGTTTCAAGCAAGAAACATGCTTTAGTGACACCAAAAGATTTAGCAGACAGACTAATGTTTGAGTAATGATATCGGAAGATTGCTATAAAGAAAAAGGATACTACCCAATATCTTTTAGCTACCCAAAAAATCCATATTTATATATTAAAGAAAAATTAATTTCTGATATTGTCCCGCAAGACATCGGAACCCCAAGCCACGCATACTCTTTTACAGAAGAATCAGCATATCTGGCAGAATATCAAAAATCTTATTATGGCATAACAAGAAAAAAAGCTGGTTGGGATTGCATGCGACATTTGGAGATTATGGTCTCTGGAACAATGCCTCTTATGAGCGATGCTCATCTTATCCCAAAATATACCATGACTCATCATCTTAAAGAATTATATATAGATATATATGAGCGTTATCAGCGAACAAATGAGCCGCCGAGTAAGGAAGAACTACAATTAATATCTGCTAATTTTATTAATCATCTTACATGTAGTGCAATGGCAAAATATATTATGAAATCAGCAGGGGTAACTCCAAAAAATGTTTTATTTATAGATCAATCTCTTCCTCAAACTGAGGATTACATGAGTATGATGACTTTAATAGGGTTTAAACAATTATTTGGACAAAAGTGCGTAGAAGCCTTTATAACCCCTTACCTATATGACAGCTACCAGATGGACACAAAAACCCTTTACGGGCGGGGATTCGGCTATTCTAAGGTACTTAAAGCCAACACCATAAGCGGATTAAAAAACGCTGGAGATATGCATCAATTTGACCTTATAGTTTTAGGATCTGTAACAAGAAATCCCAATTTAATAGAATTTTTGGAAAAACAGAATGTACCTTTAGTTTATCTTCATGGTGAAGATTTTACTCCTCAACAAACTGGACATGAATCTTTAATTCATAATTCACGAGCCATCACATTTGCTCGGGAAATAAATTGAGCGCGAAAAAGTAGAATGAAAGCCTACATAGAGTCATATGATGAAGATAATGATCAAAATCTTGCCATTGAGATACATGTAGACAAAATATTGATCGGTAGGGTAGAATTAGATCACCCCATTAAATGGCTGTATACTATAAATAACGAAGATGGGGATTTAGTTATAAATAATTCGGCGGGAATGGAAGCCAATAAATGGGATCATATTACCAAAGAGATATTAAATAGTAAAGGGGAACATACATGGGAAATCTAGGAGAAGAATTGGAATCTAGGGAGATATTGGATATTTTGTCCAATACCCGTGAATTGCTAGGAGCTATATTTATACAAGAACAGAGAAACTATGATATGTTGTCTATTATTGCAGATAAGCTAGGTGCTGATGCTAAGGGATTATTCTCTTTGCACGAATCTGGACAGATCCTTGCTCCCGCCCCGTCATTTATTTTTGAAGAAGAGTCGGATAAATCCGACTTGCAAGATTCCCTGTTTGAAATGGAGAAAGAATAATGAATCAATATCCTAATTGGTTTGCTGGAATGATGTTTACATTTAAAGAAAAATTGGTTCCATTATCTGGAACTCCTATACATGCTCTACAGATAGGGGCATATACTGGAGATTGTTCTTTATGGTTATGTGAGAATGTATTGACTCATCCAGATTCCCGCCTTGATGATGTAGATACATGGAGTGGATCTATGGAGCATGAAGGATGGAATTTTAATAAAGTAGAGCAAATCTACAATGAAAAATTAGACCTTTATATTGCTAATAATACAATCAACAAGTATAAGATGACCAGTGATGCTTTCTTTGAACACCTCCGCCCTATTTATGATTTTGTTTATGTAGATGGCAACCATATGCCACAGCAAGTCTTAAAAGATGCCATTAATGCATTTGAACATACCAAGCCTGGAGGAATTATTGCATTTGATGATTATCAATGGGATCCTGAAGGATATACCCAATATCAAAAGCCCAAAATTGCAATAGATGCCTTTATAGCATGCTATAGAAATGAAATTGAAATTATTCACAATCAATATCAGCTATGGATTAGGAAAAATGAACTCCCTAAATAATCCCTTGTTTGTCTATGATGATAATTTTTTAACAGAAGAAGAACTTCAGCAATTTGAAGAAATGTATTTTTCTCAAGAGCTATCTTGGCTATATTATAGAAATACTCAAGGTGATGATCTTAGCCATAGTGGAGTTATAGATACTGGAGCAAAAGATATGCCTTCTTTTTCTTGTTCCCCCGACCCAATAAAAGATCATAAAGCGTATTTGCTTACTGTAAATATGATTAAAAAATTTACCGACAAGCATAACATATCTTATAAAGATGTTGTAAGAATTAAATTTAATGCTACTCCATGCAGCCCTATAGAAAAAACAATCTACCCCCATGTAGACACACATGACCCACATTACGTATTTTTATATTACGTAAATGATTCTGATGGGGATACCTTTTTGTATAACGAGACTAAATCTGATATTAAATTAACTGAGGCTACAATTATGAAAAGAATTACCCCTAAAAGGGGATCCGCATTTATTATTGATGGAGCACATTATCATTCCCTTTCCCCACCTACAAAAAATCACCTTCGCTTTGTAGTTAACGCAAATTTAGGTCTATGATGAATCCAATTAGTGATTTATGTCACAATATTAAATATTTATATGTGTCTGATGAAGATTCTTATCATATTTATACTGACAAGTATTTTTTTATCATCCCCGCAGCTGGATTTAAACATTTACAATATGGTTTAGAAGCCCATTATACTCAAAATGAGTATCTTCTCTCATGCACAGATTTAGAATTGTCAGATTTAGGCAAAATAAGGCCAAAAAGAACTTCCATAGAAGAAATTAATTATCAAATAGAGAGAAAATCGTATAATTCTAAAAAAATTAAAGCAAATGATTTAATTTCTCGCCTTCCCGTCTTTTCACAATCACGAAATCGCAATGGAAAACAACATCTTGCTGATTCAAGATGGAAAAATGCCATAAAAAATGAAAATCCAAAAGTTTTACGCTTAATAGAATATTTTGAAGAAGAAGAATCCGTTATAAGAACCAAATACCCAGATGTACATTGGACAAGAGGCACTTTTGCTATTTCTCCATGTCATATTTATCCAGCTTTAAAGGATCGGGGGGAAGACTCTTGGTCTCCCGACAAAATATTGCGTGATCTTAGCATAGTAAATAAGTGTTTTGATAAAATAAGTGCCAGCCCTCTTAATGGGAAGCATGCTGTAGATAGTAATGATGCTAAAATAGCTATAGAGTACCTAGATAGTTTTAATTTTGATGATCTTTCTATCTCCCGCCAGATTTTCTACTACATATTAAACCGTAGAATTTCTCAAAACTTCTACGGAACTTATTATATTACAGATTTAGATTTGGAGATTTAAATGCCAAGACATTTTTCTAGAATTATTAATAGACGACATTATGTTGTTCCCCGTAAAAGTTTTATACGAATAATGCATGACAAGGCACACGCTTTAATTTGTAAAATTTTTGCAAATTAAATGCCTTTGGAATTAAAATTCAAAAAATTTAAAATTTTATTTACATCTACAAGTTTTAAATTATCTCGTTTTCGTAAATCTATTTTTTTTACAATTAAATTAACATTTTTAAAATATGAATCCCATAAATAAACGTATTTTGGATCCACATGAATTTCAAAAACTTTTGTATTAGGTTCTGAAAAAATAGAATTAAATAAATTTGTTCCTGATAATCCAGCTATGTGCGTGGCATTATAAAAATAATTGACTTGTTCAATAAAACCCATTCCAGAGTTATCTATACAAAAATAGCCTTTTGATTCAAAATACTTTATTATTTTTTCTTCATCAGGGTATGCTACCCGAATTCCCCGAGTGCTTAAACCTTTTTCTCTACGGGAATATATTTTTTTAGGGTAATTTTTATTTTTTGAAAGCAATGGTTTTATTTTTTTAATTAAAAGTTTTTGAGCTTCTAACTCCAATGCTTCACCATCTATCCAGGGTGCAAATTTATGTCCTAATTTTTCAAAAATATTTAATGGAAAATTTATACGCTGCAAATAAAATATTGTTTCTTCAAAATAATAATTGTTTTTTCTAATGTCTAAATATTTATCATTTGTAAACTCTCGTAACAGCTCTTTCTCAAAACTAGGCAAACTAATAAAAGGCTGGATTTTATTTTCTGGCATATCTTCTTCTTTTTCGTGTATATTTTGAATATACCTGCCTTTTAAGTTGTAATGGCTAATCATGACTACTAGCTTAATATCTGGGTACATTGATTTTAACAATAAATACTGAGCAAGGCCATCTGATAAAAAATGAAAATAATGAAAATTTATTGGTAAAATAAATGTTTTGCCAGGGATTACTGTAAATTCTTGATCAGACACCTTAGTAGAATACCCATATGCATGAAAGATAGGAACATCTTGTAAAGGATTATAATCAATACTATAAGAATCTAGGTTAAATTCAACATCCATATATATAGATTATCCCGCCAAATGACATTTACTCAAAATGTGAATGGATTTTTAAAATGCATGATACACGTTTTGAAAAAAAGTTTAAAAAAATAATAGTGCGCCCGAATATTAGACAATACTCGCCAGTATGTATAGAAATAGGGCATTTTGTGGTGTAGATCACATAATTACAAGCGTGTAATATCGGCGTGTCGTCTTGACTTTTCCGATATTGTGTGCTATACTTACAGTATTAAAGAAATTGAGAAAGGTTCTCAATAAAGAAAGGTTATCAAATGATAACACTAAAATATAAAATAGAATATAACACTAATCCGTTATACCCTCACTCAGTAGAAACCTCTACTGCGTCCCTCCTAGTAAATAGCGAGGAGGAGGCTAATCAGTACTTAGACCTAGCCTCTAAGCGAGGCACTATCCTAGAGGTAGTGCTAGTGTGAGGTATCTCACACACGCTGAGCGTCCATATAGTGATACTACTAGCGAGTATACTAGACAGTAGCGATATTGTGTGTTATACTTCCAGTATACAAAATTAAATAAAGATTTCTAGGTGAGCCTTACATAGTAAGCAAATAATCCTAGCCAAGAAAATAAATAACACAAGGTTATTTAATTAAAAGAATAGAGGTAACAATATGTTACATATACCTAATACCCGCCCTACTACTACAGGGCAATCCGTTATTTGTGTAAATTGCGGTCAACAAGTAGTTTATCAGAACGGCAATCCGTTATCTGCTTATGCTACTTTATCAAGTGGCAATATGTCCTGTAAGGGAGTTAAATAATGTCTTATAGTTTTGATAAAGTAAATACAGATCGTTGGTCTGAATTAGCAGACGGATATCAGTCTATGCTAGATGAATTGGCTAATGATGAAATGCCTGATGTATTCGTTAAGGTAAAAGACTTTGATGTAGATGAGGTGCTATAGTGATATATCTCACCTATGCTATACGGGCTATAATGTTGATTTCTTTACCTTTCTTTGCTATGATGTTCTACTATATGGCTAAAGAAGTAAAGGAGTGGAAATAATGAAAATGGCTTTATTTATTATACTAGTTTTAACACTCTTAGCAATCCCCGCCACCGCTAATGCTAAAACTCACCACACCCCCCGAATTTCTAGCGTGGGAAAATATACCTACACAATCCATAGGGCGCAACACATAAAATGCCCTTTCGTAGGTTGTAAATCTTTATTAAATCAAAGATAAAAAACAAATGTCGGTAGCCTATGGTAGACTATCACTCTAACAACAAAAGAAAAGGAAAAAAATGACAATAGAAAATAAAACTTACCAAGTAGGAGATTTATTCACTACTCAAAAAAGTGGCGTTACTGGAACAATTTTAGCGATTGAACCAATTAACTCTAACACAACTCGTGTTCTACTTGATGTAGACGGCAAGGAACGCTTTACAACTGTGAAGTTCTAAGTTTAGGGAAATACCCTAAAAATCCTGAGCAAGATTTAAAACTGCTCAACAACCCAACAAAAGAAAAGGATATAAAATAAATGACAATACAGGGATACACTTACCAAATCGGTGATTTGTTCACAACTTCACAAACTGGAATTACTGGGCGAATAAATTCTTTCGCACCAATTTCTAACAAAGTAACTCGTGTTGGTTTAACTTTAGCAAATGGCTCAAAGCGTTTAGCAATGGTTAAAACTTCTAAGTAATGCTATAATAACTGGGCGGGAGTTTTTAATTCCCGCCCTTAACAAAAGAAAAGGACACAAATAAAAATGATGACACGCAAAGACTATGTAGCCACCGCAGAGATTTTAAATTCTTATGGTAGCGAAATGAAGCAAGAAGTTTTTGAAGATATTGTAAATGATTTTTCCGAAATGTTTTTTGCTGACAATGAAAGATTTGATAGCGATAGATTTTGGGAAGAGTGTTTTAAAAATTTAAATATATAAAAATTCCTTCGGTTCTAAAGCAGAACGTCAGAGGAAAGAGCTGGACATCTCTTTAAACTGTCTGGATCTTTTTTTAATATAATAAATGCGAACATCTGTTCGTTTTTGGCGCGCCGCGGTCGGGCGTGTCGCCTTACGTGTGGTCTTTATCACATTTAAGACGCTCCATATATTGAGACTACTCGCCAGTATACTGGACAGTAGCGATTTTTTCTGTTATAATTCCATTATAGAAAATTACATATAGAAAAAAAGTTAGAAATCTACGGCGTGTCGCCTTGATTTTCGGCAGAAAGTCTGCTAAACTAACGATAGTTAAACAATAAAGAAAGGTGGTCTCAAATGACTACACTAAATAAAATAAATATAGGTAAGGCACTAAATATAAGTGCCGAATTAGAAAATCGTATTATCCACGATTTTAACAATGGTGGTTGTAAATCCACTTA